CCTTCCCTTGTGTGTCCGATCCGGCCGAGCGGCGCCCGACCTATCAAGATCACCGAAAGTAGGCGCGGATCATGCCCTGCACGTTCTGCGATCGACCAGCGATCACCCGCGGCATGTGCGCCGCGCACTATGCCCGCGAGCGGCGCTACGGCGATCCGCTGCATGAGCCCGAGCACCGCGCCGGCCCCCTGCCCGGACCCCGGGTCAACCGGCGCAAGGGTGACCCCGGAGACACCTGGCACCGCGCCTACTGCCGGGCGCACGCCCTGGTCATGCGCACCCGCGGCCCAGCTGCAGCGCAACCGTGCGTCGACTGCGGCACCCAGGCGTACGCATGGTCCTACACCTACGAGCCCGGCGAGCTGCACCTACCCAACGCATACGGGACCCCCGAGCGCTACCAGCCGCGATGCCGCGGATGCCACGCGCGCTACGACGTCGAGCACCGCACCGGGCAGGGCGCACTGTGGACGCCCTGATCCGCGCCGGGCGCCGCCGACGCGGCCCGCTGGAGTCCGCGCTTGAGCGCGCCCTAGGTGCCCTCGCCAAGGTCGAGCGCGGTTCGGGCGCCGAGCTCGCGGACCTGCGCCGCGCGCTGCGCGACGCCGCCCTGGCCGTGGACCTGGCGCGCGCCGACGCGCTCGCCGGCGGCTCCCGTCACACCCTCGCCATCTGCCTGCGCACCTACGTGGACCTGCGCACGTCCGTGCTCCCCCTAGAGGTGGCTCACCGTGACCCGTTCGCTGACGCTTTCGCCGACCTCATGCGAGCCGAGGCAAGCGACACCGCGGGACCGTGAGTGGCCCAGCGACGGCGCCGCCGCGGCTGCAGCTGCTCGCGCGTCCGGGCGCCGGATGCCGGCGTGGGCGCGCGCCGCGGTCGACGTCCTCGGGGAGCACCACCCCGACCCGGTCGACGAGACCCCGACCGGGCGCCTGATCTACCGCTACCGCTACGAGATCGGCGTCGTGCTCGTGCCCCGCCAGTCCGCGAAGACCACGACCGCGCTCGACATCGCGCTGGGCCGCTGCCTGGCCGCGCCGGCCGCGGCGCCGTTCCTCGCCGCGTACGCCGCGCAGACCGGGCACGTCACCACCGAGCGCATGGGGGACCGGTTCACCGAGGTTGGTGCCTCCCCGCTGCTCCGGGACCGGCTCAAGCCGCGCCTGTCCCAGGGCACCGAGCGACTCACCGTCATCTCCTCCCGGTCCTACATCAAGGCGTTCCCGCCCAAGGCCGGCGCCCTGCGGTCCTCCGCCCTGGACCTCGTCATCGTCGATGAGGGCCAGGAGCACGACATGGAACCGCTGGGGCGCCTCCTCGACCACACGATCCACGGCACGTTCACCACCCGCCCCCGCCGCCAGTTCCTCATCCTCGGGACCGCCCCGGACCGGCCCGGCACCTACCTGGAGCGCTACGCCACCCTGGCTCGAGCCGGCGCCCCCGGGGTCGCCCTCATCGACTACGGCGCCACCCCCGACGAGGACCCCGCCGACCCCGCGACGTGGCACCGCCGCCACCCCGGCCTCGCCGCCGGCCTCACCGACGAAGCGTTCCTGCGCACCCAGTACGAGCTCGACCCCGCCGGGTTCGCCCGCGAGCACCTCAACGTGTGGCCGGCCGAGGGCGCCGCGTCCGGTGCCGCGATCCCCGCCTCCGCCTGGCACGCCGCCGCGCTCCCCGACGACGAGGCCCACCTCCTCGACACCGCCCGCCCCCGCCCGGACGGACTCGCCCTCGCCGTCGCCGTCGATGGGGAACGCGCGGCCCTGTGCGCGGCGTACCGGCTCGACGAGCACCGGGTGCTGGTGAAGGTCCACCACGCCGACGCTGGGACCGCCTGGACCCTCACAGCGGCCCGGGACGCCTCCCGGAGGTTCGGTCTCCCCGTCACCGTGGACGCCTTCGGCCCCGCCGGCCCCGTCGTCGACGAGCTCAAGCGCGCCGGCACCTGGCTCGACGTCGTCACAACCGGCGCCTACACCACCGCATGCGTCGGGTTCCTCGCCGACGTCATCGCCGACCCGCCCCGCCTCGTCCACCTCGCCCAGCCGGTCCTCACCACCGCCGCCCTCACCGCCGGGCGCCGCGTCCTGGACCGCGGCACCTGGGCATGGTCCAGGCGCGCCGGCGACGTCACCGCCCTGGAAGCCGCGTCCCTGGCCGCGCACGCCGCCCGCAACGCCGCCCCCGCGCCCCGCGTACGCTGACCAACCCTCAACCTCAGGTTGAAACGACACGGCTGTCATTCGTCGCCCGGGTGTGTCACCCTGTCCGCGTGACCTGGGGCGACCTCGCGGGTGCCGTCGACGCGCAGCGACGCACCCCCGTCCTCGCCACCGCGACGCCCGCGGCCTCCCCCCGCTCCACCTCGCCCGGGATCATCGAGAACGCGCGCCTCGCCTACGTCACCCGCCGCCTCGCCCTGACCATCCCCGCGTTCCGCGCCGGCCACGCCCGCATCACCAAGCAGCCCGGCACCTGGCCGCTGCGCACCTGGCGCGGGGACTACGTCCTCCCCGAACAGCCCGCGTGGCTGCGCAACCCGGACCCGCGCCGCACCTTCACCGACCTGGTCTCAGCGACCCTCGACGACGCCGTGTTCCACGACCGCGCGTTCTGGCACGTCACCCGCCGCGGCGTCGACGGGTTCCCCCTGGCCTTCGAGCAGATCAAGGCCGAACGGGTCACCGAGGGACCCGCCGGGTGGCTGGTCGACGGGAAGCCCGCCGACGCCCTCACCGGCCCCGGCCCCGTCGTCCTCGCGGACGGCCGCATCCTGGAGTCGTTCATCGCGATGACGTGGAACGGCCTGGGCGGGATGCGCGGCGCCGGCGCCGTCGTCGTTGACCTCGCCCTCGCGCTGCTCACCGCCGCCGCCCACATGGCAAAGAGCCCCATGCCCCAGGCCGCGCTCAAGCCCTCCGACGGCGCCCGCCAGCTCGACGACACCGAGATCGACGAGCTCCTCGACGAGTGGGAAGCCAAGCGCGCCGCCCGCGCCACCGCGTTCCTCCAAGGCGTCACCCTCGAATCGATCGGCTGGTCCGCCAAGGACCTGCAACTCGTCGAAGCCCGCGAGCACTCCGCACTAGAGATCGCCCGCGCCCTCGCCCTGCCAGCCCCCGCCGTCGACGCGAGCAACGGCTCCTCCCTGGAGTACTCGACCACGGTCGAGAACCGCCGCGACCTCGTCGAGGCCCTGCGCCTGTGGACCGCACCCCTGGAGCAGTCCCTCACCCTGCACGCCACCGCCCGAGGCATCGACGTCCGTTTCGACGTCACGTCCTATGTGCGCGACGACGCCGCCACGAGGATGAGCACCTGGGCGGCCGGCATCGCCTCCGGAGTCCTCACCATCGACGAGGCCCGGTCCCAGGAACCTCTGGCCACGGGAGGCACCCGGTGAGGCTGCGCGCAACCCTGCTGACCTTCGGGGAGGACTCCTCCCCGGACTGGTTCGGCGACGTCGTCACCTTCGCCCCCGGGTCCCTGTTCACCGACGACCATCAGCGTGTCGCCCTCCTCGTCCAGCACGACGAGCGCCAGGCCGCGGCCGGCTATGCCGAGACCATCTGGACCGAGGGAGACCAGGTCCTCGCAGACTTCGTCCTCCTCGACACCCCCGCCGGCCAGGCCGCGGCCGAAGAGCTCACCAACGGCGTCCGCTGGGACGTCTCGGTCGGCGTCTACGTGGAAGCGTCCGAGTTCGAGGAGCTCGACCCGCCCGAGGACCACCTCTGGCCGTGGCCGCCGCTGCGCCAGACCATCACCTCCGCCGACCTGGCCGAGGTGTCTCTCTGTCTCCGAGGGCGCATGCCTTCGGCCCGCGTCGACGAGATCGACACGACCACCGATGAAGGGATCCCGGCATGACCAGCATGCTGACCACCGACGCGGGCGAGCACCGGCAGCTCCTCGCCACCCGCGCCCAGCTCGCCGCGCAGCTCGCCGGCGACCCGACGACCGAGACCACCGAGACCACCGAGACCACCGAGACCACCGAGACCACCGAGACCACCGGCCCCCTGGACCTCTCCGAGCTCGCCGCCCGCGTCGCCGAGATCAACGCAGCCCGCTCCGCCTCCCACGCGCTGGCAGCGTTCGAGTCCTTCGGCCACTACGCCCTGGCCGTGTACCGGGGCGACGCCGACGCCGACGCGCTCGGCCTGGCTCTCGTCGACCAGGTCACCGGCGACAACCCCGGCGTGATGCAGCCGACGTGGATCAGCGAGATCGCCGGCATCGTGTCCCGCGGCCGCCCCCTCGTCGAGCGCACAGGCGGGGC